AGGGCACCTGTCGTCTTTGAAGTGGCTCCAGCATCACCAGTGACGAGGACGTTAGAAGCCGTAGAAATATTTGAAGTAAAGTGGGCATTGCCAGTGACATATAGTTTTGAGTCGGGGACATCGTCATTCTCACCATCCCCAATTCCGATACCTAGGCCACCGTCAACGATGTAGACATTTCCATATTGAACTGTCACAGTGTTTTGTGTGATGAGGTGCCCCCATATATTTGCGGTAATATGATCTGTACCGTTCCACTCTACTTGATCAGCTGTGTAACCCGCGTCTGTATAACCGATAGAAAAGTGGTCATGAGGATTGGTATGATGACCAATGAATATATTCTTACCGGGGTGTTCCATGAGAATACCAATATCCAGTGAACTAGATGCATTATTATTAGCTAAATCAAGGATACGATCAGTTATAATCACGTCATTTGATGTGAGTGCAAATGTATTACCTACCACACTAATATTACCCGCGATTTCCATATTTCCACTGATTGTGATTGAACCATCATCATTTTGAGTAATGAGAGAATTAACTAATTTTTTATTTGCATCTGTAAAGGGTAGCGTACCTGTTGACATATTTAATACTTTAACACTATCCAGAGTCGTGTCAGCTGCAAACAAAGTACCTTGAATACCTGCACCACCAGTCACTTGGAGGGCACCCGAGGACTTAGTGGAAGCCGTGGTTGAGTCTGAAATATGGGTAGATGTCGTAACGAGGGCACCCACGTTGGCTGTACCCCGAACATCAAAAGTATTAGAAGTAGCAGAAGTGCCTACACCTATGTGGGAAGCCGCGAAAACATTTGTAGAGTGAATGTTCGCTTCAACACCTAGTCCACCTTGGGTCACTACGAGGACCCCAGTATCTTTAGAAGTAGAGTGAGTTGTGTCTGTAACCGTAAGGCTATCAGCCTCAACATCCTCCAGATTTGCATGTGTAGCATATAGATCCCCTTGAATGCCTACACCACCAGTTACTTGGAGAGCACCAGTGGTTTTAGAAGTAGCAGCTGCGGTACCGGTAATAAGAACATTAGAAGCTGTGCTAATATTTGAAGTCACGTAGACATTACCAACAATATCGAGAGTGGATTTTGGTGTTATTGTTCCCAAACCCACACGGTTAGTTTCTGTATCTACATGGAGGGTTGTAGAATCAATCGTGACATTTCCAGTGATATAAGTATTACCCAAAACTTCTAGGTCCTTGTCGGCGTAGACATTTCCTGTGATAGTGAGTTCTTCGGTAATTGAAACATTACCAGATACATATGCGTTACCAGTCAATGTGAAATCCTTGTAGGCTACGACATTTCCAGTGATATAAGTATTACCCAAAACTTCTAGGTCCTTGTCGGCATATACATTATTGCTAACGGTAAGTTCTTCGGTAATTGAAACATTACCAGATACGTATGCATTACCAGTCAATGTGAAATCCTTATAGGCTACGACATTTCCAGTGATATAAGTATTACCCAAAACTTCTAGGTCCTTGTCGGCGTAGACATTGTTACTAATTGTCAATTCTTCTATGATGGAAATATTACCAGATACGTACGCATTACCAGTCAATGTGAAATCCTTGGAGGCTACGACATTTCCATCCACATAGACGTTACCCACAACTTCTAGGTCCTTGTCGGCGTAGACATTGTTACTAATTGTCAATTCTTCGGTGATACTGACATTGCCACTCACATAGGCATTGCCAGTTAGGGTAAAATCTTTAGAGGCTACAACATTTCCATCCACATATACGTTACCCATAACCTCAAGGTCCTTATCAGCATACACATTATTGGAGATGGTCAACTCTTCGGTGATACTGACATTACCAGATACATATGCGTTACCAGTGAGAGTAAAGTCTTTGTAGGCTACGACATTTCCATCTACGTAAACATTACCCATAACTTCTAGGTCTTTATCGGCGTAGACATTGTTACTAACGGTCAACTCTTCTGTAATAGAAACATTTCCAGTGACATATACATTCCCCGTAACGAGTACATCTTCATGTGCGTAAATATTAGCATCCACATGGGTTAGACCATACACATGTACATTAATGTCTTCAGATGTCAAAGGTGTGAATGTTTTATCATAGGGGGATGCCTCTGTATAGGCTATGGCAAACTCATTAGAACTCTCTCTAAAACCAATGACCACATTTGATAACGTCTCTGGGCGGTGCATGAGGAGACCCAAATCAAGAGTCGTATCCCCCGATGTATTGTTTCTCCCTAGTTCTATGATTGCATCTCCAATTGAAAGATTTTCTGTAACAATCACCGTTGTACCACCATTTACAGTCAAGTTTCCTTCAACAATTAGGCTATCTAAAATAGCGACATTACCCGAAACAACGAGGACATTTGAACCTACATCATCAATGTAAAGGTTTGAGCCAACACTCACAGTGTGTTGGGGATTTAAGTTTGCTATACCAACCTTATTTGAACTCTCCGGGTCCGTTACAAACGCTACACCATTATCTGACATACCCCCACCCACAAATATAATGGTATTTGAAGTTGCGTTACTGCGTTGTACAGCTGTATTAAGTGTCACACCACCTATAAGGGCATTCGCGGATTCCCCAGATTCTGTAATTTCCTTTGTATTTCGGTCGTACATTAGAAGTACAATCTCGGGAGCTTGATAATCAGACTTGTTCCTGATAGGTGATAAATAGACAGCGTTACTATATGGTGTTGGAACTAAAACATTACTCGCGTTGAAGACAATGGTATTTTCCTCCTGATCGGTGGAATCCGGGACATGCTTACCAAACCTAATCTTGGTAGATCTCTCTACTGACGGCAAGTTCTTCACCATTTAATATATGAGGCTAAATTAATTTGCGTAAAGGAGACCTGCCATCCCATTTTGTATGCGGAGGATGTTATAGTTGACTGCATATATTGGGTCATTTATGGGTAAAGTTTCACTCATGAGTTTGGCTGACTCGATTCGGCTGAAGTTTAGGGTACCAGTTGGTTGTAGGGAACTCGTCATGAGACAAAAACAGTAAAGGAAGAAATCTGGGGATGTCACATTGTTTGTGTGATAGTAACTCATAACATCAATGAAGTGGGGTTTACCCCATTTGTAGTTTGACAATTCAACTCCATTTATACACAGTTTAACCTTATTCGTTGGCGAAGTGAGAGCGCCATCTGTAGTTGTATCCGAAGAAGCGAGATACTTTACTGGGTGATTGAAGATGAGATCTTGGACAGTCTCACCACTTGGAATGTTCTTTTGAACTTGGGTGATGAGAAGATCGTGTTTTCTTGTCGCGATGTTACCCCTCTCTTCATTGTCTAGATAGTAATAGTTTGCATACATTTCAAAATTATAGTTGGCAGCTTGTGAACCCCAATGAATTCTCAGCTCAACGTTGTGGTAATTAAGGGCTACGAGAGGTAGGGCACATTGTGGTCCTTCACAAAAAAAGAAGCGAAGGGGGTAAAAATACGAACGCGCGTGAACACCTGGGTGTGTACCGATCGCAGACCTAGAAATGTTTTGAGCGAATGTATCTATCGCAATTTTTTCAGTGAAAATAGAGTCCTGACTATCAATAACAGAACCACCAATCAGAAGTTCAATTTTATCGATGAGAAGATCCCAGCGAGAAGTGTCTACAGCTTGATTTGTATCATCTATGGTGAGGTAAATGTAGCCGAGCATATCACCAGATCTTTCAATCTGGACACTTGACATTGAATTATTTTTCACATCTCCGCGTATCGTCTGCTTCTCGATGGATTGTGAAAAATTGGAGTGTCTTTTAAACGTGGAATTAAAAAACGATATCTCCGGGTTGCCCATGATGTACTCATCCTGAGCGCCGATTGCCACTAATTGAACAATACCCGAAGACATGTTTATTACTACTTTAAAGGGAGAAAATTACAAGTTTGGTTTTCTACACACAAATCTAAAAACTAAAAAGTTGGCACCACCATCCGAAGAGTTTTTGATGGTAGCACCGGTTTGATCTCTAATCGTAACACTGAGACGATCAATTCCTCGGATCGGGTTCACATACTGGCTAACGATGGGATAGTTGTCCTTGAAGCTGATGAGAGAGTTACCGTCTTCGTGAGTAGTACTATCTGTCACGATACTCGCGAAAGAACCCCTAATCATACTCATATGGGATTGACCAGTGAGAACATTGGAAGCCCTGTCATTAAAGATGGTATCCAATTCTTCAATGGAAACATAGCAATGTTCTGTGACAACGTTAGAGTGAATGTGAGCGGCGAGGAGTCTAGCCTGAACAACATTTTTGAGGGGCTGCTGGAGATGGCAAGTAAAAGTGTTGGCACTGTCTTGACCAATGGAATCAACAGTTATGACATGATATTCATAATCAAGATCTGGAATAGTTTGGGGAGAAGTAACCAAAGCCATTTATAATAGCTTAGATTAAAGATCCACCGATTCCATCCTCAATCTCGTAACCCGCTTGCTCGGAGACGAGCTTTTGGGCACCACAGAGTCCACCCGGAGTCAAGCTCTTGGTGTATGGGCTACCCTCACTGGTGTGACCAGGGACACATTCGATGCGGTCCTCGAGACCAAAGAGAGACTTCTCGTTGATAGCTTTGATGATAATTGGTCTAGGCTGATACTTGCTGGTAGTTTTGAAAATACCAAGAACAAAGATCACAGCGATCAGGCTGAAAATACTGATGAGAGCATTTCGGTTGGCACGGTTAAGGGTGTACATTTATAATGTACGGACATATTTTTTTGAAAATGCGTTAAAGGTTAATTAATAGTTTCCATATAGAGAGTAGATGGACGAAGAAATTGTCATTGATCGTGGAACTACAAATGTTATGAAGTTAGATGCAGACGAACAAGCCCTCATGGATGAAATTGAAATTTCCACCGCCCGTCCTCAGCCTGTGCGTCGTCCTGTAACTAACAAACCATATGTGCAACAGCAGCACCAGGAGTCTATGGATGCTTTTGTCAACCCAAACAAACAGTCGGCTCCTACCCAACCACATATGGATGAGGAGATTGATTACGGTGAAGATGAACCAATGTTTTTTGATGATGCTGATGATGGTCCAGGACCCCATAGTGAAGAGGCACCATCCAAGGGATACAGCTCGGTGGATGAAGAGAAAGCGGACCTCATTAATAAGTTGGGTCGGCTTGAAAAGAAGGGGTTTGCTGTCAATAAGAGGTTGAACGCCTACTCCAATGTTGAAGAACTTCGTACAGAAGTCAAGAGGATTACCTACAGTATTGATGTTGAACAGTCTGTTCGCTTTTCTCGTCGTATGCTTGTGGCCTGTGTGACTGGTCTGGAGTTCCTTAATAAGAGGTATAACCCCTTTGAGATTCAGTTAGAAGGTTGGTCTGAGTCTGTCATGGAGGGGGTGGACGACTATGATGGTGTCTTTGAAGAGCTTTACGTGAAGTATAGATCCAAGGTGAACGTCGCTCCAGAGGTCAAACTCATCATGATGTTAGGTGGTTCGGCGATGATGTTCCACCTCACAAACTCTATGTTTAAGAGTGCCCTCCCCAATATGAACGATGTTCTCAAGCAGAACCCAGACCTCGTGAAGAATATGATGTCCGCGGTTCAAAATACAACCCGTGCACCCTCAGGATCTGCTGATGCCGCCCCAGTTGGTGGCACCGGACAATATGAGATGCAGGGTCCTGGGATTGACATCTCCAGTCTCATGGGTGGTGTGATGATGCCCCCACCCCCACCAATGAACACTTCCATGCCAAGCAACAACTCAGCCTCAGCACTTGATCAGGATGATGACGATGTCTCTGACATTGTCTCTATTTCAGGAGAATCCACTGGTGGTGAGATCAAGGAGGTTTCGGTCGGTGGATCCAAGGCAAAGAGAACCCGGAGAAAGAAGAAAACGGAAATTAATCTCTAACTAAAGTATAAATGATAGGTTACTGTCCTTTGGAGGAACTGGAACCTCCAATGCGACGTGAGCAGCCCGTCGTCACAAAAAAGGCCGAGGTCAAGTCAGAACCAACTGGTCTCGAAGAAAGTGAATGTAATTACGTCGTCATGGCTTTCATTGTCGGCGTTCTTTTCTTAGCCGTCTCTGATTCCATCAGGGCATAATTAATAAATTGATTCTACCTTTGGGTTCTCCCCAAATGGTAAAATTGATTAATAACTAAAAGTTGTAATTTCTGTCGAACCACCCGTACCATCGTCAAGTTCAGCCTCACTTAAAAGATCGCGTGTGATTTTTATTAGTTTTCCACCAGATGATGTCAACAATTCCACCGAAATGTCATAGGAATATACACGTGTACCATCAATATTGTATGGTGTTATACTTATACCCCTCGTACCAGCTGTTATAGTTGGACTCCATGGGAAGCTATTTGTACCACCGAAGATGTTCTTCGTACCCACAGCTACGTCAAGATTGGATGGAGTATCCTCATCACCAGAACCTCCTTGGACTTCAAGGATCATAGTACTCAAATCCTTTGTCGTTGAACCATCAGTTCTTCTCAACATGGACACGATCTTGGCATAGAAGGCACCCGGACCAAACATCAATTGAATGTCTTTGGCAAGACCGTCACCAATGGAGAAATTTTTAGAGTATGTCTTTCGGGAAACTTCTGTGGAACCCACTATAGTACCACCACCCACTTCAAGATCTGTTGCAGCTGCTACACCAGCACCAAGTCCGATACCAATGGTGTTGAAGTCAATAATACCATCTACCGTTAAATCACTTGAAATCACAACATTACTTTGGATAAATGTGGTTTGTCGTCCAATTTGAGAGGGATGTATGTATACATTACCCGTTGTATCTGCATAAATGTTAGAGTTACCACCGGTGGTTGTAAGTTCTATACTGGCATTTGAGGATACACTCTCAAATCTCGCAACACCCGTTAAACCGAGAGATGGATCTCTATGATCAACAACATGAAACTGTCGTCCAGGTGTAGGGGTTCCCACACCCACGTTACTTGTGTCAATTAGATGAATAGAACTTGTGATCCCGGTGACAGTATTAGCTACACCCAGACAGAGACCAGTTGTCTTATTTTCCAAGTTGCTGAACCCTCTTATAAAACCACCCTCATCATCATTGGTATATATGAGAAGGTTCGTCTGTTTATCATTACCAGTACTCTGAAGTTTCATGATATTCACATCACCGGGTGTCGTATCATAAACGTGTATGTTGGAGGTTGGGGATTCTGTACCCAAACCCAATCTACCAGCACTATCAAAACGGGCAAATTCCGAATCTCCACCTAAACCATCATCGTGTGTAAATAAGAGTGGACGGCGTGTACCACCATTTAAAACATTTCGGATTTTATTCTGTGATGAAACTCCAGTCGTCGTTAAAAATTGTAAACCCGACAGCTTAAATGTACCTGTTCCCGCAAACTCAATATCACCCTTAACAATGAGTTTAGTATTTGTTCGCCCCGCAGCCGCTGCTGCATCTGCACGACTACCACCTATCACAACGGTTCCCAAATCTGTAATACAGAGGGGGACATCCCCCGTTCCTTCACCGATGGTCTCAATCGTGTCTTCGAACGATTCACCGTCTATACCTATAGTTTGAAATACGTGTTCACCCGCAATATGTCTAATTCTGGAAGGACCAGATTCATTTGCAGAACTGTCCGTTTTATTACCCTTGAATAACACGAGTTCATTCTTATCAAAAGATTCAGAATAACTCCTTTCTACAAAAATGGTGTTTCCAAATTCATCACCAGTAAGACCCCCAAATGTGAGTTGATGTCCAATCACAACATTACCGGCGACTTCCAATTTACCACGGGGAACATCGGTGCCTATACCCACGTCACGTTGCGCACTACTTATGAAAAGGGCTGTTGCAGAAGAATCCAAAACTCTCTTGTAATTTTCTGTAATTCTAAAATCATCGTCTTTCGTTACACCTGCCGACCAACCTGTGAGGGCTCCACCATCTTCAAGTATATAACTTGTAAATGCATTGCCCACATTTAACTTGGTTTCTATGGCTATGATAGCATCACCATCATCGTGGTTGTGAACGAGTATGCCATTCTCACTTGGATCAGCTATACCTTCACACATTACCTCTAGGTGAGCAGTTGGTTGTGTGTGACCTATACCAACTTTACCGGAACTTAGGAAGGTCATGACATCAGCATCAGTTTGGTAGTTATCACTCGCTAAATAAAGATCAAGTCGTGATCTAGAAGTTCCATCCGCGGTCTCGTGTTTTCCTAACTTAAATGAGGCTCGTGCTCCATGTTCTATACCATCGCCTTCGCGGGTCAAATCTAACACACGACCCATATCAGTCGTACTTACGATTGGTGATGTATTTGTGATCACCATTGGCGTTTCTTGATGAACATATGTACCACGTCTTGTAACTTGATCATTTATGAACACCGTACCACCAGTGGTGTGAAGTGCCCCAATGGGATTGGCGACGTTGATACCAACATTACTTGATTCTAATATGGTGAGTTTTGGCGTACCCATGGTAGCTGTGGTACTTGCATAAAAGTTGAGACCTTTACCAGTTTTGACTATATTCTCAACTTTGTTTTCACCTACATTAGGACTTGAAAACATTTGCATAGAGGTATTTGATGTCGTTCCCC